TCAAGAGTGCATGAACCTTCACCAAGTTGTGCGAGGCGCCATAGGGTCGATCAACCCGGACGTCATCGGGACGTGGCTCAAAAGCACGGGCAGCACGACGGGTGCGGACGGCACGCAAACGCCGACCTATGCCGCGCCTCAGACCGTCCCCATGCAAGTGCAGTTCCTCACCGGCAAGGATATCCGCCAGCTTGACGGCCTCGGGATCCAGGGCGTGCAGCGGACCGTGTTCATGCAAGGCAACGTCCAGGCGGTGAACCGGCCCGGTAGCCAGGGCGGCGATCTGATCACGTTCGACAGCACCGCGCCGGCAGACCTGGCCAGCACCACTTGGCTCTGCGTGGCCGTACTCGAAACGTGGTCGCCCGGCTGGTGCAAGGTGGGGATCACGAGGCAAGTGCCATGACCGCGCCCACGATCGACCTCACGGAAGTTCAGATTGGGACGGCCCTTCGCAGCTTCCTGCTGTCGATCCTTCCGTCGCTTCAGGTGCTCAAGACGCAGGTAAACATGGTCACGCCCCCGCCCGAGGGGACGGACTTCATTTACTGGACGCCCCTAGGGTCCAACCGTCTCGCAACGAATGTTGAGACTTGGGACGTGACCACGCAGACGCCGACAGTCCTTAACCATACGGACTCAGAACAGCTTGACGTGCAGCTAGATATATACGGCCCGAACGCGGGCGATAACTGCCGGTTGATCAAGGCGCTATTCCGTAGCGGGTACGCTTATGACTATTTCCAAGGCTTAGACCTTCCGCTCACGCCGCTTTATGGTGACGAGGGCGTTCAAATGCCGATGATCAACGGCGAACAACAGTATGAGAACCGATGGAAGCTGACCGTCTCCTTTGAGGGAGACTTCACCATATCGACAACCCAACAGTTCGCCGATACCCTCTCGGTCGGACTCATTGACGTCGATTCGACCTATCCCCCTTGAGGCGCTGAAGCATGACCATCCCTATCAGCCAGGACGTCAACATCATTCCTGGCGTTGTGCCGACCGGGGGCGCTGGCGCGACCCTGAACGGCTTGGTGCTCACGCAGTCCACCCGGCCCCCGATCGGCCAGGTTCCCGCGTTCCCGAGCGCGCTGGCGGTGGGCGCATATTTCGGGCTGACGTCGACCGAATACAACTACGCGCTGGTCTACTTCGGCGGCTTCACGAACAGCCAGATTCTCCCCTCCACGCTCTACTTCGCGCAGTATCCCGAGGCGGCCGTGGCCGGCTACGTGCGCAGCGCCTCGCTTGCGGCCATGACCCTGGCGCAACTGCAAGCGGTCGCCGCCGGAACGCTCACGGTCACGACGGACGGTGGATCGCCGAAGACCACCGCTTCGATCAACCTGTCCGCCGCCACCAGCTTCAGCAACGCCGCGGCTATCATTTCCGCCGCCCTCACCACGGCGACCTCCGCGGCCACGTGTGCATGGGACGCGGTGCTGTCCGCTTTCGTCATCACCAGCGGCAGCACGGGCGGCTCTTCGTCTGTCGTGGTTACAACGTCCGCCTTCGCGACCGCCCTAAGCCTCACCGCTGCGACCGGGGCCGTCACGTCGGCCGGCGCGGCGGCGGCAGTCCCGGGTGCGTTTATGACCACGCTCCTGGCCACCAACAACTCCTGGGCGGGCTTCACGACCAACTGGGTGCCGTCGACCTCGGAAGCCGTCGCCTTCGCCGCGTGGACCAGCGCGCAAAACTACTCGGTGTTCTACGTGCCTTGGGACGAGAGCACCACGCCCACTCAGTCGGGCGACGTCACGTCCATCGGCTACCAGATCAAGACCGCCGGCTACAGCGGGTCCGTGCCCTTGTGGCAACCGTCCGAACTGTACGGGGCGCCCTTCGTCCTGGGCTACGCCGCGTCGATCAACTGGAATGCGACGAACGGCCGGGCGACCGCCAAGTTCCGCACGCAAGCCGGTCTCCTGGCGGGCGTGTCGGACCCGACCGTCGCGGGATACTTGGAGGCCAGCGGTTACAACTACATCGCCGCCATGAGCGGCAGCTACACCTACTTGCGCGAGGGCACGATCTCCGGATCGTACCTCTGGCTTGATAGCTTCCTCGGGCAGATCATCCTCAACAGTCAGCTTCAAGCGTCGATCATCAACGGCCTCACCACCGTGCGCAGCCTCCCGTACAACGCGCAGGGCAAGAGCATTCAGCGCTCTTGGTGCGATGGCCCGATCGCCGCCGCGCTCAACGCCGGGATCATCCGCGCCGGGGTCACGCTGTCGGCCTCGCAAGCGTCCAACGTCGACAACGCGGCCGGCGTGACGATCTCAACGACGCTGCAGGCGCGCGGCTGGTATCTTCAGATCCAAGACGCCTCGCCCACGGTGCGCACCGCGCGCGGCTCCTTCCCCTGCACCCTCTGGTACATGGACGGCCAGTCCGTGCAGAAGGTCGCGCTCAACAGCCTTAACGTCCAATAGGGTTTCCAATGGCCAACAAGCGCACGATCAACTCTTCGGACGCAGTTATCACGCTGTCCGCCGCCGGCCTCTTCAGCGGCGTGCAGCTCCAAGGGTTCTCAACGGACGATATCGCGGACACCGACTCTTCGGAGACGGTCGAAACGCAAATGGGCGTCGATGGCCAGTTGTCGGCCGGGTACACCCCGGCCATGGTCAAGGTCACGTTCACGCTGCAGGCCAACAGCCCGTCAATCGACCTCTTCGAACAGATTGACGCGCAGCAAGTGAGCGGTCGCGCGCCTATCCAACTGTCCGCCAACTACACCTTCCCCGGCGTCGGCAAGACCTACAGCGCGGTCAATGGCTACCTGACCAGCGTTCCGCGTATGCCGTCCGCCGGCAAGGTCATGAAGCCCCGCCGCTTCACGGTCACTTGGGAGTCGGTCACGCCGGCCGCTGCGTAATATGCGCAAGACCCGGGAAGTGACCGTGGTTTCGGAAGGCCGCGACCAAGGCAAGACGTTCTTCCTCACCGAAATGGCGGCCGAACAGCAAGAATCCTGGGCGTTCCGTGCGTTCGGCGCCATGACGCGTTCCGGCGTGGACATTCCCCCCGAGATCATCGCGAGCGGCATGGCGGGCCTCACCATGGTCGGGCTCAAGGCGCTCTTCTCCGCGCCTTGGATAGAGGTCCACCCGCTTCTGACGGAAATGATGGACTGCGTGCAATGGCAGTCGCCCGAGCTGCGCGCCGAAGGCGGCGATCCGCTTCGCCGCAAGCTCCTACCGGCATCGGACGATATCGAAGAGGCCTCAACCCGCATATTTTTGCGAGATAAGGTCTTTGAACTCTGTACGGGTTTTTCGATAGCCGGCGCCCTATTGACCGGGACGTCGGCGCTGCAGACCTTGATGGATATGGCTTTATCGACTTCGCTAACGTCTCTGGAATCATCGGAACAATCGTCTCAAGCGGACTTGCCACTCTAGCCGAACTACAGTCGGTTTATGGTCTTGAAGACGCATACAAGCTCTTGGAGATCGCTGAAGTGGACGCCATCAACCGCCGCATAGCTCGGGAAAAGGACAATCCCGATGGCTGACGCGACGGTCATTGACTCCCTAATAGTCACGCTTGGCCTAGACCCTTCCGACTACAGCAAGGGGCGCAAGGCCGCGGCGGCCGACTTGCTTAAGTTCCGCACCAACGCGCAGGACACCGCCAAAGAGCTCCAAGAGCAGGGCAAAAAGGGCGCTGAATTCTTCTCCACGATCAAGAAGGAAGCCCTCGGGCTCTTCGCGGTTGTGGTGGGCGCCGGCGGCTTGGAGAAGTGGGCGGCGTCCACCGTCACCAGCCTGGCCGCCACGGGGCGCGCGGCGCAACTGGCGGGCGTGAACGTCTCGGGCCTGGCCGCCTTTCAACAGTACATCGTGCGCAGCGGGGGCTCCGCAGAGTTGGCGACGGCCAGCATTCAAGGGCTCGCCCAGGCCATGGAAGAATGGCGCGTGACGGGCAACACGGCCATGCTCCCCGCGCTCAACCGGATCGGCGCGAGCGCGAACGAAGACGCCTTCGGAACCTATCGCAAATACGCGGAATGGGCCGCCAAGCAAAAGGACGCCACGTACGTCGCCTTCGAAGGTCACGCCCTCGGGCTGGACGAAGTGTCGATCGCCCAAGCGCTCAAGGGCGGCGCGGGCTTCGACGCGGGCATGGCGCAAAGCTATAAGAACGGCGTCCCCACCGACGCCGACATAAAGAACATCACGAAGCTGCAGGCGTCCTTCCTCGAAATGCGCCAGGCGATCACGCAGGACGGCCAGGCGCTCCTAGAGGACTTGGCGCCCGGGCTCACGACGGTGCTGGACTGCGTGACCAAAGGGCTGACCGCCTTTCCCGAGATAACCAAGGACGTCCTAGCGCTGGTCGCGGCCTTCACGGCGCTGAAGACCTTCACGACGGCCGGGGCAGTCCTACGCCTCCTGAGTGGCGGCGGTGCGGCGGCGGCCGGCGGGGGCGCGGCCTCGGCTGGTGGCGGAGCCCTCGGGGCCGGTGCGCTCACGGTGGGCGGCGTGGTCGCCCCGGCGGCGGCCTTCGCCTACGAACTCTTGCACCCGACGCAGGCCAACGTGGGCGAGGCCGCGGCCCTGGCCAACGCCCGCGCCAAGTCAGGCATGGGGGCGTTTGGCGCACACGGCGGGACGGACACGACGGAAGGGCGCAAGGCGTACTTGCTCGCGCTCCTGAAGAGCAAGGGCGTTCCTGACGACGTGGCCATGGGGATTGTCGCGGGCATGTACGCGGAAAGCAAATTGAATCCGAACGCGAAAGGGCCGGTTATCCCCAGCACGGGACACCGGGCGTTTGGGATCGAACAGTTGCTTGGTCCGCGCATGAAGGCGTTTAAAGCGAAGTACGGGAACAACACCAGCTTCGAACAGCAGGCCGACTTCTTTATCAGCGAGCTTTTCGGGGGCGACCCGGGCGGCGCGGCGGTGCTGGGTACGCACAACGCGAAGGACGCGCTCTTCGCCTACTCTGACAAGTTCATGCGCGCGAAGGGCGGCGTGGCCGGCGACGTTCAACGCGGAACCCGTTGGCTCAACAGCCAAGGCGGAGGCGGCGGGGGCAAGACCGTGAACATCACCGGCCCGATCACCGTGAACACGCAGGCGACGGACGCCAAGGGGATCGCCAAGGCGTTCTCTAGCGAAGTAGCGCGGCAAGCCAACACGGGGCTTGAATAATGCCGCTCCCCAACATTCCCCTTCCCGCCTTCCCGAACGTCCCGGCCCTGCCGGGCGTCCCGCAACTGTTGCGAGCCCCGGGCGCGGTTGTGAACAACGCCTTCTCTGTCGCCTTGACGCAGGACGCCGCAAGCGTGATCGGGCTCTTGCTGCAGAACGTCGCGCCCACTTGGGGCATTTACGACGCCAGCGGGTTCGTCCCGATCTTTCTGGGCTTGACGGACACGACTTTGGGCCTCTCGTCTTCCCGCGAGTTCCGGATATCGGACGCGACTGTCGAACTGGGCGGCTTCGTCAGTTACAACCGCGTGGCCGTGCCCCGCAACTGCACGGTCCGCACGGCGACCGGCGGCCCACTCTACAAGCGCCAGGCGCTCCTATTGCTCTTGGACAGCTACATTGAGTCCACGACGCTCTTCACGGTTGTGCAGCCGGAAGGGTCCATAAAGAACCTGAATATCGTCAAGTACGACTACGGCCGAGCGCAGATGCACGGCGCGGGAATGCTGGACGTCGACATTCGCCTTGAGGAAGTCCGCCAGTCCGGCGCGGTGGCCTTCAGCAATACGGCGAGCCCGGGGAGCGCGGCACCCGTCAACGGCGGCGCGGTGCAGCCGCAGGCGCCCACGCAGGCGCAAGGCGCGGGCATTATGGGGGGCGTGAACTAATGCTGGTCATCCCGCTCCAAGCCGTCCCGAATCAAGTGGTGTCCTGCAACCTCGCCGGCCAGCCGGTGCAGCTCCACGTCCGCACCCTGACGACGGGGCTATTCGTCGACATCTATCTGAACAACGCGATCCTGAAGGCGGGCATGATCGCCCAAGACAGGCACTTGCTCGTGCGGGACGCCTATTGGGGCTTCACGGGCGACCTAGCCTTCTTCGACACCCTGGCCACGCCCCCGAACTACGAAGGCGAGGATCCGACGTACACTGGCCTGGGCGCTCAATTTTTGCTCGTCTACCTGACGCCGGCAGAGGTCGCGTCCTTTGAGTCGTTCACCTACACGCCCGCGCTCTTCTATCTGGACGACAGCTTGCTCGATAGCGGGGCGGTGCTCGGGTGACGACGTTCAGCGAAAAAGAGATCGACGTCACGATTCAGCTCGGGAAGGGCGACTTTGGCGCGAGCGGCTTCAATACTGAGACCTTGACCGGGCTTCGTGTCTCGGTCGCATTGACCAAGGGCGGCGACCCGACCCTAGACAAGCTATCGTCTTGCCGCGTTTGGGGCATGACGCCATCGCAGATGAACCTGCTTTCCACCCTTGGCCGCCCGCCCAACTTCGACCGCGTGAACATCATCACGCTGCAGGCGGGCGATGCGAGCGCTAAGGCGCTGGTGTTCTCGGGCGTGATCCAAGAGGCCTATCAGGACTTCAGCGACAGCCCGCAATCGTGCATGAACTTCGTGGCCAACGTCGGCCTCGTGAGCGCCGCCAAGCCTATCCCGCCCCTCTCGTACCTCGGGCAAGCGGACATTGCGACGGTCGCGCAAGCCATGGCCGCGCAGCTTACGCCCGGCTGCACCCTTGAGAACAACGGCGTGAGCGGCCAACTGTCCACGCCCTACTTCGCCGGCACCGCGCTCGACCAGCTCCGCCGCCTCAAAGAGCAAGGTTATTTTGACTTCACGATCGACGGGAACGTGCTGGCGATCTGGCCGAAGGGTCAGCCGCGCAACTCCGCAACGGTTGTGGACCTCTCGCCCGAGACGGGCCTTCTGGACTACCCGAGCTTCGCCGGGTCGGGCTTCGTGTCGCTCAAGGCGCTCTACAACCCGAGCTTCCGCGTCAACGGCAAGTTCAACCTCACAACGTCCATCACCGCCGCGCAGGGCAGCTATTCGATCGTGGCCATGCTCTTGGAGCTTGAGTCCCAAGTGATCGGCGGCAAATGGGACGCTTCGATCCGCGCCTATCGGCCGCCCCTGGTGACGCCATGAGCGACACGTCCGGATACGAAGGCGCCCTTGGGCTCTTTGACGCGCAAGACGAGTTCGCCGAACTGTGGTTCGTGATCACGCGGCTGATCAATCGCCGCTGCACCGCCTCGCTCGTGCAAGTCAAAGCTGTCAACGGCGGCGACCTGGCCGGGCCCCCCACGGTCGACGTGCAGCCCATGGTGCATCAGATCGACGGACAGGGCGGCGTGCAAGAGCACGGGACGCTCTACAGCGTGCCCGTCTTCCGGCTGCAGCGTGGGGCGACGGCGATCATCATTGACCCGGCCGTGGGCGACGTGGGTCTAGCCGTGTTTGCGAGCCATGACAGCTCGGTTGCGCTCAAGACCAAGACGCCCTCCCCACCCGGCTCGCGCCGACGGTTCGACTGGGCGGACGGCTTCTATCTGGGCGGCTTCGCGGGCGAGGCGGTTACGCGGTACATTCGGCTGGCCGATTCGGGCATTTCCATCGTGGACAGCACCCTCGTGACCGTGGAGGCCCCGCAAGTGATCGTGAACGCCGCCACCAAGGCCGTGGTGAACAGCCCCGAGGTCGACCTGGGCGGGACGGGCGGCGCGGGCGTTGCGCGCATTGGCGACACCGTGGCCGGCGGCGTGATCACCGGCGGGTCAAGTAAGGTGAAGGCGACGTGAGGACCCTTCTTCTCGACCAAACCCGCTGGGGGCTTTGCCTGGACGCCAACCGCAACCTGGCCATCGCGTCGGACCCCTACTCAATCGCGCAGGACGTGGCGAGCTCCGCCCGCACCTTCCAAGGCGAATGCTACTATGACACCGCGCGCGGCGTTCACTATCTGGACATGATCTTGGGCCAAGCCCCGCCGCTCCCCGTGCTCAAAGCCCAGTACCTCGGTGCGGCCCTCCTAGTCCCGGGCGTTGATTCGGCGGTATGCTACTTCTCCGGCTTCACTAACCGCATGTTGACGGGTCAGATCATCTGCAACGGGGGGTCCGTCATTGCCGGGTTCTAGCAGCGTTCCGCAAATTACATGGGGCCCGTCCGGCCCCCTGGCGCCCGCGACGGCGGACATTCTGGCGGGGGTCATAGCCGACTGGAATGCCGCGCTAGGCGGCGACATGAACATGGACGAGACCACGCCGCAGGGGCAGCTCTGCGTGGCGGAGACGGCGGAGATTGAAAACAAAAACGCCGACGTCCTGACCTACGTTGCAGGCGTGGACCCGGCGACCTCAAGCGGCCGGATGCAAGACGGGATCGCCCGTATCTATTTCCTCACGCGCAACCCCGCGCAGCCCACCACCGTATTCTGCGATTGCGTCGGGCTGGCCGGAACAGTGATCCCCGCCGGCGCCCTGGCGCGCGACACGGACGGCAACGTCTACTCGTGCGTGAGTGGCGGAACCATCCCTATCGGCGGGACGATCTCGCTGCAGTTCGCGAACACGGTCACGGGTCCGGTCCCTTGCGCGGCCACGACGCTGAACCAGCTCTATCAGCAAGTGACCGGCTGGGAGTCGGTCAACAACCCGCTGGACGGCGTGATCGGGTCGAACGTGGAGACGGCGACCGAGTTCGAACAACGGCGCGAGGCGACCGTGGCGGCCAACGCCAATGGAACCCTCCCCGCGATCTGGGGCAGCGTGCTCTCTGTCCCGGGCGTGCAAGACTGCTACGTGACCGACAACTCAACGGGCGCTCCGGTCACTGTCGGCGGCGTCACGCTTCCGGCCGGCGTGCTATATGTCTGCGTGGCGGGCGGCAACACGACGTCGGTTGCGCAAGCAATCTGGAAAAAGAAGTCGCCCGGCTGTCCATACTTCGCGGGCAACACCAGCGTGACCATTTACGACACGTTGTCCGGCCTAGCCGTGCCCCCCGCCTACGTGGTGACATTCAACGAGGCGGCCACGCTTCCGCTCGTCATGACGGTCCAAATACTCAACTCGTCGAACGTCCCGAGCAATGCCGCGGCGCTCATCCAAGCCGCGATCCTGAACGCCTTCAGCGGCGGAGACGGCGGCCCGTCGCCCAAGATCGGAAGCACGCAGTACTCCGGCCGCTATTACGCGGCGGTGGCGGCGTTGGGCGCATGGGCGGAGCTGGCGGAGATCCTTCTGGGCACGTCCAACAGCCCGAGCGCTACGCTCACCGGCGCGTCTATCAGCGGAACGACTTTGACGGCCACAGTCGCCACCGGGTCGCTCGCGATCGGCGACACGATTCAAGGCGTGGGCGTGGTCGACGGGACGCAAATCGTTTCGGGCACGGGGCCTTGGGTGATCAACAATTCGCAAACCGTCGCTTCGGAAGCCATGGTGGGCGTGCGCCCGACCGCGGGTAAGGCGACGATCAACATTAACCAGATTCCTGCGCTCACCGCGCCCAACATCACGCTGGCGCTCGTCTAATGGCGTTCGACGTCGCCAAAACTATTCTGTCGCAATACGCGGGCGATCCGGTCATCCCGCAACTAATCGCCAACATGGACGACTATTTCAACCCCTGCGTGGACTTCGATAACTTCTACAATCTAATCTGGAATATCGACACGGCGGTGGGCTACGGCCTGGACGTCTGGGGGCGAATCCTGGGCGTGGGCCGCACCCTGAACGTGTCGACCGGTCAATACTTTGGGTTCGGGGAAGCCTCGGACGCGGAGCCCTTTGGTCAAGGCGCCTTCTACGATGGCCAGCCGACAACTTCCAACTACGCGCTGGTGGACGCGGACTATCGGATCTTGCTCTACGCCAAGGCCCTCGCAAATATTACAGACGGGTCGGTTCCTTCGATCACCCAAATCATGCTTAAGCTCTTCCCTGGCATGGGCGACTGTTATTGCACGGACGGGCTCAACGAGACGATGACTTATACGTTCACCTTCCCGCTATCGCCGGTTCAACTCGCGATCGTCGCTCAATCGGGCGTCTTGCCCCGGCCGCCAGGCGTGGCCGCAACCGTGGTGCACCCATGATCCGCTCACTCAAGCTTGTCTTTGCCCTCTGCGCGCTCGCCCTGTGCGCCGCGCCCGCGCACGCCCTGAACGCCTCGGGCGCCCCGGTCAAGCTTCCGTTGCCCTTCGCCAACAACGCGGGGGGCTCGTACATCCGGACAATCCCCAAGGCATCGCAAATCTTGATCACGCCGGGCGCGGCGTCCCTCTATGATGGCTTCCCGCCGCTCAATTTTGCGGCCATCGCGGCGGGCGGCATTCCCCCGTCAGGCAAGGACTTCAACGGGATTCTCAACTGGTCCACCGGCGCGATCCAGTACGCCCAGGCGGGCATGATCTATCCGTACGATGCGACCTTCGCGACGGCGGTTAGCGGCTATCCGTCCGGCGCGGTTGTGGCCAGCACGACGGCCGGGGGGTACTGGCGCAATACCGCCGACGGCAACGCCACGAACCCGGACATGGGGGGCTCCAACTGGGTGGATCTATTCGCGCAGGTCTACGCCTCCCCGGTGTTGGCGCACGTCACAAAGACCCGCACCGTCCTAACGTCGGGATCCGGAACGTACTTCACCCCGGCGGGCGTGCGATCCATTTCGATTCGCATGGTGGGCGGCGGCGGCGGCGCGCAAAACTCCTACAACGGTTCGTTCCCGATCACCGTCGCGTCGACCGCCGGGGGCGATACGACTTTTGGCAGCTTGACCGCCGGGGGCGGTTCTAGTGGCGACGGCGTGGCGGGGGGCACAAGCGGCGGCGGCGACGTCAACGTCCAGCCGGGCGGAGCGGGGGCCGTGCCCAACGCCGGTCACTTTAGCGACTGGGCGTCGGGCGCCCAAGGGGGCAACTCCCCGCTGGGCCAAGGCGGCGGGGGCATCGGGACGGCCGCCACGGGGTACGGCGGGGGCGGAGGGGGCGGCTACGTCCAAACGACGGCCGCGCAAGCGGGCAGCTCGGGCCAAGGCGGCGGCTATGTGGAGAAGCTGATATCGAGCCCCGCGGCCTCGTACGCCTACAGCATCGGCGCGCCGGGGGTCCTCGCGACGGGCGGCGTTCTTGGTGGGTCCACCGCGACCGGCGGCATCATCATCGTCGACGAGAATTACTAGCTAATGCCTGGAGTCGTCGAAATGCCCCTTAGCCTCACAAAACGCGTTGAGCGGGTCGAACAGTTGCAAATTGAGCACGCGGCGTCCGACGCGGACCAGTTCGCGCGGCTCACCACGGCGATCTCAGACTTAGGCGTGAAGCTGGGCGCGCAGATCGACAATGTAACGTCCAGCCTACAGACGCAGATCGACGAAATGACCCGCGTCCGGATACGGGCGGAGGGGGAAGCGGCCGGTCACGCCCGTGCTGTCGCCGAGGCGTCCGCCGCCGCCGCTACACCCGTCTGGTGGCACCCTTGGGCTCGGTGGGCGGTGGGCGGCGTGGTCACGGGGGCCATAGCCCTTATTGCCGTCCTGGCCTCCACAATATGGGACCTGGAGCAAGCTAAGATCGCAGGGCTTCAAAACCGACCGGCGGCAACGGTCACGATCAACCGGGGCGCGCCGGCCAACTAGCCCTTGCGAAAGCGCCGGCCACGCCACGAGTCCGACCCTACTTTGACCGGCCATCCGGCGAACCAAGGCTCTTGAACCATCATGAGCCGGTTCATTTCTTCAATTGAGCCCGTCCCGATCGGGATCTCTCCGACAAATTCGTCATAGATCGGAAGCACGCAGGCGTATCCCGCCGCGCGAAGGCGGATGATCGCCGCGCGCAATATGTCCGCGGCCACGCCTTGGACAATGTTCTCGGCGACCCGCGCGCCGAAGGTGTTCATTTCGATCCAACCGGTGCGCCCGTACTTCGGGTTCGTGTTGTTGGTCCAGTAGTGGATCGCCAACTCGCCGGGCGCGGCGTACTCCCTCGTGGACGGCCGCACCGTCACGTCGCGGTAGGTCAACTCGCGCCCGCTCAAGAGGCGAATGAACAGGTGGCCGTCGCGGACTTGGAACTTGATCCCGCGCACGTCGAACACCTGGCCGGGCGACAAGATCGCCTGCACCACCGCGCCCTCGCACCCGTAATACTCGCGCCGGAAGTCCGGGTCCCACGGACGGCCGCGTGACTGTCCGCCCCAAAACTCAACGATAGCCGGGGAGGCTGCGCGCCACGCCAGGATGATCCGCTTGACGTCATCGTCGCTGAAGGGCGAGTCCGTAATGCCCTGTTGCTCTTCCATGTTGCGCCAGGCGCCAATCCAGCCGCCGAACCCGCAATTATGGACGATCAAATGCCCGTTACTCGTCTTGATCGTGAACCGATTGCGCGGCCCCGCATACGCAATGTCGTAGACGTCGCTCAAGGTTGTCGATTCGGCGTTGCATTTCTTGGACAGACCGCTTGTTGAGCGTGTTCTGTCGCTTGGTGACGAACCGGAGGTTCCCGGGTTCGTAGTGGCCGTCGGTCCCAATCCGGTCCAGCTCAAGAGCCGGTTCGTCCCAACCCGCCAGCGTGACCAAATGGGCGAGGAACTTCCGCCGCCCAACGACCCCTTCCCGCCACTCGGAGTGAACGTGAATCCCCCGCGCGGCGTAATTTGCCGCCCCTTTCGTGGTGTTGCCCGGGCGGCAGCGAGTGAGACAAGCGGATATCCGGTTGAGAAGGCGGCGCCGATGGCCTTCGTCCGGAACGACGTCAGCATACCCGTGGTAGGCTTTACGAGCGTTTCCAGACGCGCGCTGGCCGCACGAGCGACAGCCTTTGCTCTTCCCTTTAAGGAGATTGACGATCGGAACCCAATGTTGCGGAGCGCCGCAAGAACACTGGACGACCACGCGGCGGCCGGTGTCGATCCCGACCACGGTAAGCTCGCCGAACCTTGTACCAGGCTCCGGTACAACATGCTTGGGGACGAAGCGAGTGCGCCGGCCTCCCTCCAAGAATTTCCGCAGATTATCTTGTGCGTCGGGGTCATCTGGACGCCATCCAGCGAGAGAACGCTTTGACGGCCCTTCGCCACCACCCCCAGATGCTTTACCCACTCGACGCCATCCCAAAGCGAATCAGAAGCCAGAACATCCACAATAGCCACGTATCCGCGTTTGGTCAAAACTTGGGTTTCGGGGCTGAAACACGCGAGTTCGGAAACCTTCCCTGTGTACTGGCGGTCTTTGTGGTGCGCGCCGTTGTCGGCCTTGAACTGCAGGTACCAGTCCACGCTCTTACCGGTGATCTTGCTCGCGCCGACCAGATAGATCGGCTCATTGTTGTGGAACGCCGCGCGCCGCCACTCTTCGCCGGCCAGCTCGGCAATAACCACGGCTTCGATCGCGCTATAGTCCGACGCGATCAGGTCGCACCCGGGCCCCGCGACGAACAGCCCGCGCAGGCAACCGGAGATCGTTAGGAGGGCATTGCCGAAGAAGAACTCGACGAGTTCTAGGCTGCGGTGGGCGATGATCTCAAGCGCAAACTCCACGGCAGACGGGACGGTCCCGGGGAGACCCTTGGGCCGGTCCGACCACTCGACACGCCACGCCAGGTTGGCGGCGGCGTTGCACCAGGGACAGCGCGCCGCGTCCGTGCGGAAGGGGCGATGACACGTCGGCTCGTCGCACCAGATCACCGGGGGCCCGGCGCGTGGCAGGTTGAGCGGTTGGGGGCCCTCCGCCGTCGGGCGCCCGGTGCGCGCCCCGTGGTGTACTAGCAGGTTGTGCAAGCGGTCATCAGACCCGGCCTGCAGCTCCATGGCGTAGAGCTTCTTCACGCTCGCGGAGCCGGTAAGCTGGCGTATCTCAAGCACGCGGCGCACGGGCGGCGACAGGGGCACGCGGTAGGCGGCGGACGGGCTCAACGCGGCTTCGATGGCGTTTTCGTCCATCGTGTCCATGAAGACGCCGCGCTCGCGGAGCCAGTCTTTCGTCTTCTCTAGCTGCGTGGGTTCAAGCCCCGTGATCGCCCGGTACTCTTCACCGTAGCGCTCAAGCACGAGGTCCATCACGGCGATGCAGTCGCGCACCGCCGGCCGGTCGATCGCTATGCCGCGCCAGTTGATCTCTTGGTCAATCCACCAGAAGAGACGTTCGGCCTCGGTCATCGGGTACATGCATTCAGACGCCTCGCCCTCCGCAAGCACGTCCGTGTCGCAATATGCGGCCAGCTTCTCGCCGTCCTCATATTCGGCCAGGGCCGCGGCGTAGGCTTTGCCTTGGCCGGGCGGCGGTGGGGCGTCGGGGACGTCGATCCACACGCGCGGGTCGCCGATCGTAGGGTTGCGCGGGATGGAAAACTTGTTGAGCAAGCGCGTCCCGTCGGCATCCTTCCGCGTGGCCAGGCGCAAGACGGCGGACAGCGGTCCCAAGGCGCCGGGCAGTTGGTTGACGTGCGCCTTGGCCATGCTGCAGCGCAGTTGATAGACGAAAGGCTCAAGGCTCGGCCAGCCGTACAGGCGTTCACAGACGAAGCGCCAGATCACGCGTTCGAACATCACGTTGTGGGCCTCAAGCAACCCGCCGCCGGCCAGAAAGTCAAAGAGGTCTTGCGGGTTGGGTAGCCCTGGCCGCCACCGACGCACCGGACCGCCGGGCAGGCGGTAGGACAGATTCAGGACGCGAGTTGACGGGTGCTCGGCATAGGCGCGCGAGTTGACAACCTTGAGGCCCTTCTTCCCGCCGCTCGCGCCGTGCGGGGCCTCCCATTTGCGCAGCGAGGCGTTCCAAATGAACCCCGCCTCGCTGCGCGTCTCAAAGTCAAAAGCGCCGTGGACCTCTTGGCCGGGTATGGGGAGGGTCACGCGGCGTTCGGGTCCACAAAGTCAACCCATTCCCAACTTCCCCGGGCGTAGGAGCGGCTCGGGTCCATCCCAGGCGTGAGGCCGCGAATATGAAGCACGCCGTGCTCAATACTCACCCCCGAGCAGACATGCTCCCTTTCGCCCCGGTTTGTGGTGCGGACGCGAACGCGCGCGCGTTGGCTGAAGTCCCATACTTCCATTGTCGTCTCCCCACGGTGCGCCCGGCTCAACACGCCGGGCCGGTTGCTACTGGACGTTGGCCGGGATCATGAGCCCGTTTTGGATAAGAGTCGCGTCCGTCCAGCCCGCCGCAATTAGTTGCTCGTAGGTCGCGCCGTTGGCCTTGGCCGTGAGGATCGGGCCGGTGCGGACGGGCGGAGGGGCCGGGGGAGCGGGCGGAGGCGCTGGCGGTGCGGCCGCGGCGGCGTACCCATGATAGGGCGCGACCGCGTAGCCTTCCGCAATCAACTGTTCGTCGGTCCAGCCCACGAAGGCTTCCCGAGCCGCACCGTTCGCCTTGGCCGTCATGGTCAGGCCGCCGGGGGCAACCGGGGCGGGGGGAGGCGCTGGCGGTGCGGGCGGAGGGGCCGGGGGAGCGGCCACGGGGGCGGCGGGGGCCGGGGGCGGACCGGGCGGTGCAACAGTGGCGCCGGGGTTGTACGCCACCGCAGTGGCCTCTGGGGGCAGCGCACCCGGCCCGCCACCGAAGGCCGCACCAGCGTCTCGGCTCGTGTTGACGATAGGCGTCCCAATGCCGGACAGCTCGATTTGGTTCAAGTTGACGTAGAGGCCCGGCTTCGTGGTGTCTTCGTTGGACTGGATCACAACCTCAATCCGCACGAACGACCCGAGCGGGATTGAGTTAGGGTCACGCAGTTGCTCGTTGGTCGCATAGTGACCGGCCGCGTAGCAGGGCGGCGCGAAGCCGCTGGACGCGCGCAGAACCCAATGCCCGGCGAAGCCCTCGCGGGTAGACCACGCTTTGCCCTGCGTGTCGTAGCCGTCGCCGTCGATCCACTTGTTGCTAAAGCCCGGCAAGATGCACGGACCGCCGCCCGGGAATAGGTGCGGCCACGCCGTGCGGGCGAAGGCGTCGAACTCCGCGCGGAAGGCTTCGACCTCCGCAACGCCCTTACGGAACGCCACGCCCAGGAAGTACTCAACGCGGGGCTGGCCTTTGTTCGGGCCGTTCTTTACCAAGAGTGGCCCTCCGGCCATGTCCTTCGTGGTGGGAGTGAAAGCGTGACCCTGGACGGCGCGGCCGACCGGGGAGGTTTTGATCTTGCTCAAGCGGTTGTCGGTGCTCATCGGAATGCCTTTGCT